TGGTTATTATAAAGTTAAATTAAATACGGTACCTGTTAATGCAAATGTTACATTTACTGTAAACAATGTAACTACAACAAATAGTCACTCTATTTATGCATATGAAGGTAACATAATTGAATATGTTGTTTCTTATCCAAACAAAGTAACTAAGAAAGGTACTATTACAGTTACAGATGATATAGAGCAAGATATTGTATTAGAAGACGGTGTTGATTTAACAATTATAACTAATCCAGCTAATGCAAAAGTCAAAGTTACAATAGACAATGAAGAATATACACCAAAAACTACTTTTGATGTAAGTAGAGAAACAGGTGAAATTCTAAATGTATTAAAAGTAATTACTGTACCTACAAACAGAGCTTTTGAATATACTGTATCTGCTTGTGGATATGTATCTAAAACAGAAACGGTTACAGTAACTGAAGCTACTACAAAACGAGTAACTTTAATACCTATTAATCAATAAAAGCTAAAACAAAAAACACTAATATAATCAAGAAATCAGAGTTCTATATAACGTAACAAAGATTTCCAAAATTTAATAAAAGAGATATAAAATATGTTAGTTTCTAGATGGGTTTTACAAGCATATGCAGCATTGCGTGGTTCATCAAATCCCAACTTTTTTGCAAATAGATCAGAAAGAAATCAATATTATGGATCTGGTATAGAAAATGGACAATTATGCGCCATCAATAATAACGGTACTGCTCCATCAGGTGTAGATTGGAATGATGATGTTTGGGAAGTAGATATTTACAATGCAGCAAGTGGTAACTGGGTTAGTGTTTATTTAGATTCTAACTTTGCATTAACTATTACAAATGATGGTATTAAAGCTTTAACAGATGCTGCCCAAGGACAATATAAATTAGAGCTTTCTCGTGTAGTTATTAAACAAACTCTAATTCCAGAAGGTACAAATTTATCACAATATAATAGTGCTACTTTCCTAAATAATACTACTGATGGTTATGCTGATGTTTGTTTAGATACATATAATATTGGAAATTCTACTTTTACATTAGATCACAATTTAACATATAAAACAAACTCTTTAAATGGTGGTTTACAATTTATTCTTAATTTAGGATTAGATTGTATGGGACAACAGTTAACTGAACAATCTAGTAATGCTGCTCCAACTTTAACTAAATTTAACATTTCAGCAATTGGTATTTATGCTGTTAATCAAACACCAAGTAGTGCTAATGACAGTGAAGTATTATTTGCAGTTGCTAATTTACCAGCATCTATTGAAAAATTAACTACTACACCAAGTACAATCGGTAACTCAGTTAAATTATATTTAAATTGTACATTATCCAATTTAGGTAATACAGTTAATGTAACTAATATGCGAGATGACACAATCAGTATTCCTGAAGTTACTGATGAATCTGCTTTATTAGATACATATGATGGTATCAATGCCCCACATAATTTATATTTAGTGGATAATTATAATCGTACAAACATGCCCGCATTGGCTGTAAGAAAAGGCGATGGTTTATCTCCAAATAGCCCAATTGATTGGACATATTTTACGCCAACAGATGATAGCATTGAAGTATCTTCTGATTTGATTGATCCTACATTAAAAAATTATATGGTTGCAGCTTGGAATCCAGCTACATCTAAATATGTACCTGCTAATCCAAGAAACCATGATTTACAAATGGCTGGTTTATATGTTGATTATCATTTAATCTATGCAGGTAAAGTAAATAATGTTAATGCAAGTTATTATTATGAAACTACTTGGGATACATCTATTGCGGAAGGTTATAAACGAGGTGATACTTTAATTTGCTCATACGTAAGCCCTACAGATCCTACTAGCAAAGTTGATTTTATTACTCAAATTGTTAAAACCAATGATTTAGGTAAACCATTAGAATTTTATACTACACCTAATTTTGGAAACTTAGAAGTAACTATTAATAATGCTACTTTAAATTATGCTGTTACAATCGGTTCTGGCCAAAATTTAAGAGTAACTATACATTCTATTTTACAAGATAGAGTTGTTTGGGATTTTGATCCAACTTGGGTTGGACAAGCTTTATATGTATCTAATTCAGAACCAGGTATTTTAACAAATCAAAGAACAGGCCAATTTGTTGGTTGGTGTGTTGATGTTCATTCTATTAAATTAGGATTAGACTTACGTAACGAAGCAACAGAAACAACTTACGGTACTACAGCTTATGCAACAAATGCAGAAGTAAATAATGTATATGGTAATCAAGTTGCTAAAAATACTAAATCTGTAACGCCTGAAATGTTAAAAAATAACTATTTACAAATTAGTGTACCAGGAACAACACAAACCCAAAACGGTACAGAAGGTAATGCTATAAACAATAGAATTGATGTTAATAGTTATGTTACATTTAAACATGCAATTGTAGGTTCAAATCTCAATATTACAGATTCTACACAAACCGATTATATAGATCCTACAACATTAAGTGATAATATATCTTTTTATGGTACAGCATATCGTGCAATGTGGGCTGACTTAGCTGAATATTATCGTTCAGATAGAGTTTATCCAGCTGGTACTTTAATTTGTATTGGTAGTGGTATAAATGAAATTACAATGGCTCAAACTGAATGTAATGGTATTATTTCTACAAAGCCTGGATATGAATTAGGTGAAAAGAAAGAAGCCTTAGATTTACCAGTTGCATTATGTGGAAAAGTACCTGTATTATTTGCAGAAGATTGTGTACCTGAGTTTGGAGATAGAATTTATTTATCTAAGACAACACCGGGTAAAGCATCAACTATACCTTATGGTAAATGCTTAGGTAAAATTATTGATAAAGATAAAGATCTAAGACAAAAAAGTACAATCATGTGCTCTGTACGAATTGAATTTTAATAGAGGATAAATTAAAATGGCCGATAAAGCAACCGCAGTTAGTTATAGATATGGAGATCGCAGTGCTCATTCTGTATTTAGAGGAGTAACTGGTGAAATTACAGTAGATATTGATACACCTACACTTTGGGTACATACTGGTGATGCGAATAAGCCAGGTACACCATTAGCTAGAGAAGATTTAGATAATGTAACACAAGCTGCAATTACAAACAAAGGCATTGCAAAAACTGATTTAACTAATGTAAGTATTACTGATTCTACAACAGTTCGTACAAGATTAAATTCTTTGAATTATGCTAGTAGAGATTTAGATGATATTACTGATAATGGATATGCAATTTTAGATAGTAAATATGCCAGTAAGAATTTAGGCAATGTAGAAAAAGTAAGTATTACAAGTATATTAGATGGAGCTCAAGAATCTGAAAATACATATGCTAAATATGATTTAAGTAATATTTCACAAACAAAGTTAGCTAATAAAGGTTTAGCAAAAACTGATTTAACTAATGTTACGGCAGCTACAATTAAAGGAAAAGGTATTGCATCAAATACTTTAGATAATGTTACATTAAATGATGCAACAAGAACAAACTTAGATTTACAAAAAGCAAGTAATATTATATCAGTAAGTGCATCTGGTATTATTGATAATGGTACTTATCCAACTGCATATTCAGTAAGACAAGCTTTAGATGCTATTCCACCAATGATTACAAACGTTGTAGTTGATACTAATGATACATCTCCAACAGTAGGACAAATTACAATTACAGTATCAAAAGCATTAACAGTTAGCGCTCCAACTACTAAAAAAATTGATGGACAAATATTAAGTGGTACATGGGTAAATAGTTCTGGAAATATTTGGGTATTTACACCAGCAAGTGCAACAATTGCAAATATTATTTTAACTGAAAATTGGGTAGTAACTGTAGCTTAATAATATGATAGTTAATTATGGATCTTGTATAGTATCTTTACAAAAAGAAGGAGAATTCTATACATTAGTATTTAATGTAACTCCTTATACAGAAGAAATAGACTTAATTGCAGAAGGATATAGACAGATAGGTAATACAATTAAAGTACCTGTCAATACACAAGTTCGCTGTGAAGCCATTTTAGATGGATACGTACCTTATGTGGGTGTAGTAACTGTTACACAAGATGAAACATTAAATGTAACATTAGAACAAGGTGTTAAATGTACCATTAATCCAACACCGGCAGATGCTACTGTTGTTTTCACAATTGATGGATACACACATGAAATCAATGAATTAGATGTACCAATAAATCGGGCATTTACATATACTGTATCCAAAGAAAATTATGAAACAAAAACAGAAACAATAACTATTACAGAACCAACAACCATTAATGTAAATTTAAAACCATTTACACCTTTAGATTTAAACGATTACTCATTTGTTATGAATGATAATCATGATGTAACCTTAGTTGAATACACAGGTACTGATCCGGATGTAACAGTACCTTCTATAAATGATTAAAACGGAATAAACAATGGCAATTACATATGCAAATTCTATAACTCTCAGAGATGTTGTATTTCGTAATAACTTTATTGTAAATTCAGTAGACTGCTCAAATGTAAAATGGTGGGGTAATTCACTTTATTATGCATTTGATAATTGTAGAAATTTAACAGCAGTTTCTAATATACATTCAAACATTACTAATATGGAAGGTACATTTAAAAATTGCCAAAACCTAGTATCTTTTCCTAACATTCCAAATAACGTTATAAGCATCAAAAATGCTTTCTATAATTGTAAAAATATAAATAGTATTCCAGTAATACCAGAAAGTGTAACCAATATAGATGGAGCTTTTAATGGATGTGTTAATATTACTACAATACCAACTATTCCAAATGTAACCAACTTAACATACACATTTGCAGGAACAAGTATTACTGATCTACCAGTTATTCCAGATTCAGTAACATCTTTAGCCGGTACATTTGCTAATTGTATGCAACTATCTGATATCAAAAATACTACTAATTCTTTAGTAAATAACAATACAATTACTAATATGAGTAGTACATTTGAAAATTCTGGAATTACAAGTATATTAGCATTGCCTACCTCAGCTTCTAATCTTTCATATATTTTTAAAAATTGTACAAACCTTATAGGAACAGCTGGAATCGGTGCATATAATCATATTGTAAATAATTTAAATCTATATGGAGCATTTGATGGATGTACAACCGCAAATTATATATCGGGTGTATATAATGCAACAGTTCCTAATTATCCACAAAGCGTCAATATTTGTAAAACCTATGCTAATTGTATAAATGCTACAGGAGCTTATTTTACAGCATATAACTGTGAAAACAAAGCAGTAATACAAACTTTTGCAAATTGTACAAATTTAAATAAAATAGCTGGATATTCTTCACCCGCGATTGGAACAGCTGCTTTTGGTGTCCGTACGCGTGAATTATCAGGTAATCCACAAGATATTTCAGGATGCTTTAGTAATTGTACTGCATTAGAAGATTTAATTTTACCAGATTCAATTACTACTATGGTAGAAACTTTTGCTGGATGTACTAATTTAGCTGGAATAGCTATTCAATCTGAAAACGTAGTAAATATATTAAATTGTTTTAGAAATACTTCACAAAATAAAAATGTATATATTCCATTTAAAAATCCTTATACTAATGAATATACTACTACATATAATACATTTACTACAGCCGGATATGATACACTTGGTACAAAAGAGAATGTATATTTAAAAGATTATCCAAGAGTAACATATGATAAAGATAAATATACTGTTTCTCGTATTCCACAATATCAAAATGATCAACGATTAAGTGCAGCTTGGTTTTTAATAAATACAGCATCAAATAATTATATTGTAAATATAGCAGAAGATTTTAAATATTACGGTGAAACCAAATAACAAAGAGTAATAATATGCCTAACCAGAGTATTTTTTATTTTGACCCTTTTAGAGATGGTGATTATACACTTCATCCAAAAATAGGTTATACAGTACGAAAAGTACTACCTGCATATTATACTCAATATTATAATACTATTACAGATATAAATCTAAATGGTACAGTAGCTGTTGGAATAACATATAATTCTAATACAGGTACAAATACTAGAGTTTGGATTGATAGCTTATCACACGCTTTTGTAAATGGTGCATTACGTAATATTTCTGGATTGGGTTTAATTACTGTACCTATGGATTTAACCTATACTTTTTCTAATTGCCAAAACTTAACATATATCGAAAGTCTTCCTCCACAAACTACATATTTAAACGCAGCTTTTCGTAATTGTACAAACTTAACTACTATTCCAAGTATCCCAGATTCAGTTAAATATATGGGAGGAACTTTCTATGAATGTACTAATTTAGCAGGTAATATCTACATATATTCAAATCAAGTTATTAATGCCGATAGCTGCTTTAACAATACAACTCTACAAAAAAATGTATATATACCATTTACTTATGAAAACGGAGAATACACTAAAACATATAATTCTTTTACTTCTCTTGGATATGACACAACAGGTACATTAGACGGTGTTTATTTAAAAGACATTGCTCATATTCCTTCTGGTAGTGGTGGTACTCCAGATCCAACACCAAATCCAAATACAACAAAATAAAAGAAATACCTTTTAAAAATAGAAGTGCTATTTATTTTTATAGCACTTTTTTATTTTTAGTTCTATATAATATAATATAATATAATATAAAAGGAGTTTTTATTTATGTCAGATCTACCAAAAATAGATGTTATTATTCCAGCTTACAAAGCTCAAAATACAATTCTTCGTACTCTTTCTTCTATTGCAGAACAAGAGATTTTAGAAGATCTTGAGGTAACAATCGTCAATGATGCAGACGGTATAGGATATGACGAATTTGTTAAGATGTTTTCACCTTATATGACGATTAAAGAAATCGTCATGGATAAAAATGGTGGTCCTGGAGAAGCTCGTCAATATGGAATTGAACATACAACTAATCCTATGATAACTTTTATTGATGCAGATGATGTATTTAGCGGTAGATTTGCATTAAAAACACTTAGATTAAATATGTTATCAGATCCTAGAATTACTTGTGTATTTAGCAATTTCCTAGAAGATCAACAACAAGCATATTTACAGCATCCTAATGATATGGTATGGATGTTTGGTAAATTATATAGAAGAGATTTTATAGAAAGATATAATATTCATTTTCCACCAAATGCTAGATCTAATGAAGATGGAGCTTGGAATACATTATGTAGATTATATTCAAATGAAAATGAACAAATTAAATTTATTCCTGATATAACATATTATTGGTGTTTTAAAGAAGATAGTATTACACGTAAAGATAACGCTAATTATTCATATAATGGTTCTTTTGTGGGTTATACAGAAAATCAAATTTGGGCTATTAAAGAAGCAGAAAAACAAGTACCATTTAATGGAGCAGTAATGCAACAAAAAGTTATGGTATTATGTAATTTATATGAATATTATCTTGAAACCAAACGTTCTGATGCTAGGTATGAAGAACAAAATTGGGAATGGTGTAGAAAATATTATCGTGAAATTTATAGAGAAATTAAAGATAAGATTTCTGATAAAGTATTAGCAGATTGTTATAACGAAGTAATGAGAAACTGCTACATGGGTAATAAAATGTTTCAAATTATTCCTAAGATTGGCTTTAAAGAATTTATAGAAAAGCTCGAAGAAGAATGTCAAGAAGAAGATAATAAGAGTAAAAAATAATAAATAAAACCCCTAGTTATAAATTAGGGGTTTTTAAATACTACTTAAGTTCTAATAAGCGAGAAAGTGATTATCCTATTATATACTAATATTATCGCTTATATGTAGGAGATCTTTTATATGAAAGCTTTGCAGTATAATGTGCCATTAAAAGCTGGTACTACTCTTAAATTAGCCCTATTTTCAGATATTCATTTTGATTCTCCAGACTGTGATAAAACTACTTTAAAAAAGCATTTAGATTTCTGTTTAAAAGATGGAAGGTATATTCTTATTGGTGGAGATCTATTTGATGCTATTTTATTACGAGATGGAAAGCGAGCAGTAAATCATCTTATGGAAAAAGGTGATAACCAACTTAATATAAAAATAAACGAAATTATTGAATTTTTAAAACCTTATAAAGATAATATTTTATTTATTGGCCGTGGAAATCACGAAGAATCGATTTTAAAGTATTCCGGTGTAGATATATTAGAATTAGTTACACAATTATTAAATGCTAATAGTAAGCATCAAATTCAATATGGTAATTACGCTAATTTTTTAAGATTTAATTTTGTAAATAAAAGTAATAGATCAATTATACATTATGATATATTTGAAAATCATGGTGCTGGTGGGAATTCTCCTGTAACTAAAGGTATGATTGATTTTAATCGTATTGCAAAAGGTACCTTAACAGATTTAATCTGGCTTGGACATAAGCATAATGCTATTGCTGATTTTTCAGATCCTATTATGTATCTTGATCAAAACGGTGAAGTTAAAATGAAAAATCGCCAATGTATTCAAACTCCTTCATATCAGAAGGGTAGAACAGTTAATGACCATAACGTTAACTTTGCAGAAAGATTTTATTCACATCAAGCTTTACCAGGCTTTGGTTCTATTGAATTGACTCCGTTTTGGGCAGATGATAAATATCAATTAAACGCAGATGTTAAGATTATTGTAAATCCATATGCTAAAATAGGTGAATTACAATCATACAAATTAAAAGTGCTACAAAAACAAAAAGAATTACAAAAATAATATTGAGATAAGATTAAAATGGTATTTGATGATAATACAAGAGAATTTAATATAATAGAAGCATATCATAAAGGAAAACTAGTAGGAAAATTTGTAGATATGAGAACAGCTAGAGACAAATTAGGTATTCTAGCAGATAAAGTTTCATATAATTTTGCTACAGTAGTTAATGAAAAAAGAGATAATAAACTATTCTGGGAATTAATAGAAAAAGGTTTTGTATTAAATAATAAAAATACTAAATCTAGATAATACTAAAATCTATATACTATATACAGTGAATTCGGGTTATTTTTTTATAAATAACCCAGTTCTATTTATAGAGCAAGTATGACTAATTTGTTTTCCTATTTTAAAAGATTTATTATATAAAGAACAGAGAGAATATTTAGGTATGACAATCGGAGGACAAGATCTTTTAACTATACTTGTAGCATCTCTAATTTCATTCTTTGCAGGAACGGTGAAAACTATTTTACGTTATACAAGAGATGGTGTATTTCCAAAAAAGTTAGATTTCGTAGTTAACGTTATCTTATCATTCTTTATTGGTATTTTAGCTAGTTTTGCTTGTGCTCACTTTGGTGTTGCAGAAGACTTAACTTATATTATTGTAGCTTTATCTGCATTATCTGCAGAAAGGCTATTATCTGCTATACCCACTATCTTTGTAAAGAAAATTGAGAATTCATTAGGAGTAGAACCAACTCAAGAAGAATATGAAGCTGATCCTATAAACAAGAAAAAAACCAAAAGAAACTAAAGAGGTTTTAAAATGTGTATAAGAACCGCAACAAATAAGCAAATAACGGTACTATTTAACATGGGAGTATCCATATTTGCAGCAGTGCTTATGGGTATCTTACTTCATCGAATTTTAGGGTTACCATGTTGGTTATCATGTGGAGCTGTTGCAACAACTGCTGTATTAACTGAATACTTTCTTACTGTATACCCGTTGTTTATTTTAAAATATATCACATTACCAGTAAAAGAAGAAGAAAAATCAGAAGGTAAGAAAAAATGCAACAAAAAATAAATGATGCAGTAGAAAAACTATTTCATAAAAAAGCTGTAATCAAGACTGTATTTATTATACCATTGATTACTATCGTTATAATTGCTATTAGCTTAAATAATTTTGTAATTGCTAATCGTACTGTACCATATATTAATGAAGCCAAACACCTTTTTATTGGTATATTGGCTTTATTATGTATTAATGCTGTTGCTAATTTCGCTAGCTTAATACTTTATTATTGTTTACATAATCGTATTGAGCATTTATCTAAAAAATACAAAAAAGAATTCTAATTATTCTGATCTAGCAAATCATTAGTTACTTTATTTTGAGCTTTTTCAGCTTTACTCTCAGCATCTAAACATACAACTATCTGAGACCAAGTCTTATCCCCATCAAAACAAAAATAATTATAATCTGTTTGATAATATTGATTTACATTTATAGTATTAGTTGTACCAAACCAAGAACAACTTACTAACATTAAACAAAATAAGCCTAGAATAAATACCAAAATTATTCTTTTTAACCATCTAAACATCTTTTTTAACCTCCTCTTCTACTTTCATAAACCTTTTACAATGACAAAAGCCGGGAGTTGTTTGTTCTCTAAAATCTTTACACATACATTTGGTATCTTCATTCTTATATAACAAACATGGACAATACCCATCATTATCAATTACTTTTTGTGTAATCTCTTTTAAAAATTCTGGATCTGGATTTGGTACTATTTTAAGCATTATTGTTCTCCTTTCTTAAAAAACTCAATAAGTTCGGCAGAAGGTTTCATATCACCACATAAATCAGCCGGTATTGCATTTAATTTAGCTTGGTATTGCTTCTCAAGGTTTTTAATTTCACTATCTCTACGCTTGTTATATTCAACCAAACGAGCATTTTCTTTGGTTACTGTATCTAATTGACATGTAACTTCAGTTAATTGTTCTCTTGTATTTTCTAGCTTAATACTTGTAGTACGCCACAATGCAAATAAAGTACCAATGACTAGAAGTATGCCTAATCCCGCAATAATTTTAGCTTTTAAATCAAATATCATGAAATTACTCCTTTATAAATAGAACTAAGAAATCTTCTTTTTTATTCTTTTGCTTTTAACCCACCAAACTATACTATTCCATACACTTTCTAACCAAGTATGTACTACAAATGCTTCTACTACATCTACATAATTTGCTCTAAATATTTGTGTACTACCATCTTCAAATCTCATTTCTATACAACCAAAATACTTAGACTTTTTATCTGTTATCTCATGTAAATGAATAACCTGATCTAAACATATCAGGTATTCAGAATTAGTAATTGGACAATACAATATTATAGTTTTCATTATTAAGCAGCAAAACCTTTAACTTCCCAACTAGCTTCACTCTGATAACTAGTGTATTGACTTATTGTAAAACTAGATACAGTTCTAGTTTGTACTACACTATCATGATCAATATATCCAGTATAACCATTAGTCCAATTTACAACATACTTTGTATTAGCCATAGTTACTGGTAAAGTAATTTGTTTTGCTGATTGCCAACCAGATGCTCCTACTGGTATCAAACCACCCTGCTCTACCCAACCAGATTTATAAAGGCGATACCAAGTATAATTATTCGTAGAAGTTGGGCGTTGATATGCTATAACAAAATCTGCTCCACTATAATCAACTGGATAATAAACAGTTTTAGGTATAAAATTAGATACAACACCAGAAGTTAAAGAACAATGACAAATCGGTGTAGCATAAACATAAGCATTTGCATAATTTTGAAAATTTTTATTTTCTTCTTCTTTATACCAATAATGCGCAGTATCATATGGAATAAGATCTGCTCCAGTAAAAACATAATCTATACTGCCAAGTGTATAATTATTTATGGGTGAAGTGATTACATTTGTTGAAGTGAAAGATATGTTTTTTAATGTTCCATCATTATTTCTTCCATTCGGTATTAAACCTTTTACTCCTGGTAATGCAAATATAGTAGAACCAATATAACCAAAACCATTAAATACTTGGTCTATACTGCTTAAAGAGTCGTTAATTGATGTAACTATTCCAACAGGAAAAGCCCAACCCGATGTCCAAGTTGAACCTGCATTGCTGGTTTGTTTTACAACATTATTTGCTGTGTCATACCATACCGCATAGTTATCAAATCCTGATGGTGCAGACGAACCAGAATACACTTTGTTTAATATATCTAAATTGCCATTGTGATTAACAAAAACAAACCATGTGGTATTTGATGTGGTGGTTTTTGTAATATCTGATGGAACAGTATAGATGTTAAATTGTGGGTTATTATTGCCATCAAATCCATTTGGCACATATACTTTACTTCCTGCTTTTAATGTTAAAGTACCATCGTTTAATTCTAATTTTATATCTTGTGGTATTTCAGTAATACAGTTAGTTACATTATTTGACCAATTAGCTATATTTTTACTTTCTGTAGATTCAACTAACAGATTATCCATATCTCTATCTAATTTATCATTTATTGCTTCTGACAATGCATTTACATTAATATCTGTCATAATCTAAACCTCCTTTATGCTGCCATACCACAAGCAAACCAATCAAACCCGTTACTTGTATAAGTGTTGTTTGGATATGTTGCTAATATATCTACTTTCAGCTCCGTTGTGGTTCTAGCATAGCCTGCTTTTTCTTGTATTCCGCAATATGTTCCATTTACTGTTGCATTAAATGTGTAACCAGTGTCGCTAAACTCGACAGGAAAAACTATAGTAGCATCTGCAGATAAAGCAGAAGACGTCGTTCTAGTTGTGGTGTCATGTCCACCTTGCTCAATCCATCCATCTGCATATTTGCGATACCAAGTATAATTATTCGCTGCTGTTGGTGCTTGAAACTCTATTACTTCATGTCCAATATCTACTTTACCATTAAATAATTCCATATTTAATGCAGCAGTATTTACTACAGCTGATTGTAAGAAATTACCTACATAAAAATATAGATACATTTCAGTTGCAGGTGATTGAACAGTATCCGAATTGCCATAAATAGATGATGAGCGAGAAGCATCAAAGTGTACATTTCTACTAGTATCATTTGAACCGGATGCTAAATTAGTAGATGTACCCATACGTTGATTTTCATCTGCTTCTAATTCAGCATTCCAATAAAATGCCCCATCCAAAGTTTTATTTGTTAACCAGAAATCTGTATTATTAAGATTATATTCACTAAATGCACGCATATAACCTGTTATATTAGGTAATCCAGCTTCATCGTATTTACCAACACTATCTTTAATACCTTGAAATCCATATTTAGTACGAGGTAATTTAAATCTAGTATTTGTTGTATCTAATAAATAATACCAAGCAATCCCAGTTGTATTATAAAGAGCTACGAGATTATCAGATTGTGATACAGGACAAATTTTATGACCATCATCAGCCAAATAATATTGAATAGTAATATTATCAATATAATCTGTTGATAAAGATTTGCCTTCTATATCTGCTACTAAATGATTATAAGCTGTTTCATATACTACACCAGATTGCCAACTAAATGTATCTGCTCTTAACCATTGAATATCATTTAAAATATGATCTGACCATTTAATATCAAAAATATCTGGATGGTACTGAGAATTAATCATCGTTTCAATAGCCTCAATGCCTTCATCCATAACTTCTTCTATATCTGCTAAATTTGCGCCTGCGGTATTTTCAATCGCAGTTTGTGTAAAATTACCAATATAAAAATACAAATACATTTGTGATGCAGCTGTTTTTGCAGTACCTTCAGAAGCGGCATTAGGTAAAGCAAATGTTTCAAATTTACCAACTACATCGTGTGCACCATCCCGTATACCTACTACATTCCATTTACTACGTGGTACTTTAAAGCTTTGAGTAGTGGTATCAATCATATAATACCAAGCCACTCCAGTTTTTTCATATAATCCATCCAAATAACTTGCTTGATCAGATAAACAAATTTTATGACCATCCGATGCTAAATAATAAGTAATAATAATACCTTCAACAGTTTCAGATTGAGCTTCTTTACCTTGTATATCTGCTAACAAATGATCATAAGCCGATGTAAATACACTACGATTATGCCATAAATTTGTATCAGCTCTTACCCATTGAGGATCTGTTAATACATGATCAGCCCACTTAAAATCAAATAAAGAAGGTTGATATGGTGATCTTCCTGCTACTATATTATTACCTAATCTAATACTCATTTATTTACTTCCTTATTTGTTTTTATTATTTATTGTGCATACATACCTTCTGCGCGCCACATAAACCCTGGACTCACAGCATCACTTAAACGTGAACCAGAAACAAACTGTGTAGCTGTAATACTTCTAAAAAATATTTCACCATCATAAGATGCTCCACTACGAGTTGTACAAAATCCCCAAGTCATATTAGGAACATGAGAGAATGGAATAGGAAAAGTTATAGTTTGACTTTGTGTCATAGTTCTCCCACCTTGCTCAACCCAACCGTCTGCATATTTTCTATACCATGTGTAATTATTATCTGCGGTAGGAGCTTGAAATTCGATTACTTCATGACCTTTTGCTACTTTAGCTTCTACAGTAGTTTCTAATTCATTCAATTCTTCAGTTACTTTACCAATATTTACATAAGGCATAATTCAATTCTCCTTTAAGCGACTGCTGCCATACCTTTGACTTCCCAACACCAAGGTCTCGCTGTTCCATATGTAGTATCAGGAGTGGTTACCGATGTCAACCTTGCCTTAAAGCTTGTTGTTTTTTTATCGTATTTTCTAATAACAATATCACCACCAGATTCGTAGGTTGCATCACTTCTAATATAAGTGGCATTTATATAATAATAAATATCTGACATTTGTATTGGCAAAACAACATCTGTTCCGTCTGTATAATTCAACCAGTATTGGCCACCTTGTTCAACCCAGCCATCGGCATATTTACGATACCACGTGTAATTGTTTGCAGAAGTAGGAGCCTGAAAATCGATTACTTCATGCCCTTTATCTACTTTTCCGTTTAATTGTTCGGTTGTAACTCCTGCTGTATTAGTTATAGCATCATGAGTAAATTCACCTACATAAAAGTATAAATACATTTCAGTAGCCGGAGCTTGTACAGTAGTAGATGCACCATAAATAGAATTTGAACGAGAAGCATCAAATCCGATATCACCTTTCCAATCACTACCACTATTTCCAGCAACAGTAGCACCTTTTTTAGTTCCTGGTGCATATAATGCACTATCTGCAGATACTGTACCATTACCTACATTAAGAGAATGTGACCCATTTGTCATATAACCAGTAATATTAGGTAATCCTGGAGCTATATAACTACCAACTGCTGTCTGAGCAGTATGACGGCCTTGAAATCCAAACTTAGTTCTTGGTAATTTAAACCTTTCATTAGTTGTGTCTAAAATATAATACCAAGCAACACCGACTGAATTATATAATGCTATAATATTATTTTCTTCTGAAGCTGGACAGATCTTATGTTTATCATCTGCTTCATAATACTGTATAGTTATGTCATTTATAGTTTCAGATTGAAGAGTTTTACCTGCAATATCTTCTAATAAATGCTCATATACAGCTTCATATATACTACCAGATTGCCATGAAAAAGTATCTGCTCTTAACCAAGATACTCTATTTAATATACAATCTGACCATTTAAATTCTAACAAACTAGGAAGATATTGTGGTAAATTATCTGTTTTAGCAACAAAAATTTCATCTGCAGCGGTTTTAGAGTATACATTGTTATATACATCTTCACCACTATTATTAACATCATCAGTAATAAAACATAACCAATCTGGATGATTTATAGCTACATTTTGTTCATTATATTCAGCTAATGTACCAACCCAATCATATGTAATATCAGCGCCATCTGTAGCGATAGAAAGCATATCACTTGTAATAGTACCACTGGCAATACCCGCTTCAATTTGAGCTTCAGTACCGACATTAATAACCAATTGCTGTAATTCTGTATCTGTTGTTGCCATAATTTTACTCTAATTTTTTATAAATTTCTTTAATATAGAACTGTTAATTTACTTGATTTAGGGCTTATTGAGCGGGTTCAAATTCGCCTGTTTCTTCATTATAAACCAAATCACCACTGGCATCACGCTCATATGCAGGTAAATCGTAAACTACGGTTATATCTGTACCACCAAATCCATCTTGAACATCTTGTAATTCGCTTAAAAATTGAGATATAGCCATAGGAAAATGAACTATACAATCACTAACTCCATTTAACATATTATTAAATTGATCAGTATATGTACCAAATGAATCAGCATTTAAAGAAGGAAAATAGATATGTTCTAAATTTATACAATTAGCAAATGCATACTTAAATATACCTGATCTTTGAATATCAGATAATGCATTAAATTCTACACTTGTTATATTTGTACAACCATCACACATATGTAAACAACATTCTGTACAAAGTATCTTTTCTACATCACCAAAAGATATTTTACCTGTTAATTGTGTAGATCCATAATATCCATAAGCTAAGGTTATATCCTGATTTATTATTATAACACCAGTTAAATTTATAAATGTATTACCTGCTCTTAAATTACCATCTTTATCTACAGCTTTCTCAATTCCTAAAAAAGATGGTACATATTCACCTACTATATCTAATACTGTGGTATCTTTTCTTATATTTGCTGCAGTTAAATCTTTATCAACCGAATGAGTAACAGGTTGAACAGTTATTTCATTATATGCTGCATTACTACTTATAATAGTTTGTTGATTTTCGCTAGGAATAACAGTTAAAGTAGTAGTACTTCTTCCTGGTAATTTAATTGGACATATTATTTTCGAACCTAATCTTAATGTAGCCATAACATATCCTTTTAATTAGTTGCAGGTAAATCAAATAAAACTTTAGTATTATTACCATCAAATTTAGCTACTACATCACTCCAATTACCAATAACCGCTTCTAAATTACTTGGGAAATGAACAATTGTATTTATTGCTCCATATAGCATGCTATTAAATTGATTTGTATAAGAACCAAATGCATTTACTTTTAATGCGGGAAAATATATATTACCACCCAAATGACTACCAAAAGCTTTGTATAATGCATATTGTCCTGATATTTTTTCTAAATCATAAAAAGTAGTATCCATTGTATCACCATCATACGCATAAAAACCATATGCTAATCCATAATCAGAAACAATATCTTTTATACCTGCTGTACTAATACCTCCGTTTCTATATAAAATACCATTAATATTTTTGGTTTTTTCTATATAATATTCACCACATGTACCTTTTATACCTAAAATCTGTACATTATCTTTAATATTTTCTGCTTTTATATTACTATCAATAGTAGCATCTACAGCTTCTACAAAAACTTCATGATAAGCAGTATTAGCTGGAGCGGTAATAGTTTGAGATTGAGTAGTAGGTGTAATAGTAATATCAGACAGTGTTAAACCACTTGCCTTCATTATAGGATAACCCACAATATTACCGATTCTTATTCCTCTAGACATAGTTATTAAGAAAATCTTCTAATGATTACTTTAGCCGCAGATGTAGCAATTGTATCATTATTGATAGTAATATTATT